CAGAAGTTAGCTAAGGCCAATACCACAGCAAATGAAATGTTAAAGAAGGCTCGTCGTCAGGCGAGTCAGGATATTCAGGAGGGAACCCTGGATGATTTTATGAATAGGATGGGACTTGGGGATCCTGATCCATCCAATCACAAGACAGGGTTCCAGGATACGGATGATATGGTTGAATGGTTTCACGTTGATAAACCCGATGATTGGAGGCAGAGGGACTAATGAAACAGGCAGTAATTTACAGCAACAGGAGTCAGGAGTGTGAGAGGGTAGAAACCTTATTGGATTCTATTGGTGTAACATATCAAACATACTACCTTGACCAGCACTTTACCGGTAGCCAGTTCTACAATGAGTTTGGTGACGTTGAGTATCCACAGATCGCCATCGGTGTCAAGCATATCGGTGGTCTCAAAGAAGTTTTACAATGGAACAACACTGTGAGGGTAGCTTGACATATATAATATATGGGGTCTATAATAAGGCCATCGTTCATCCCGCTCAATCGGGTGGGACGCAAGTAAGTCGCGGAACGGAGCGTTCATCCCATGTTTGATCTTCTACTTTATGCTGATTTGAAGTGTACCGATGCTGTTGATATCATCAACAGGATCAAGGCACATGATAAAATGGAAGCCATCGTAAAGAACGAAATCATTTTGACTATTGAGGAGGCGACTCCTCATTGTCCATGGGACGCAAACGACTAAAGGAACGGACCTAAAAATCCAATTACTTTAGGAGTCAATCATGAACACACTCAATCTGATCAGAAAGCAGATCAAAAAGGCAGCCGCACTGCACGATGCACAAATTTCCCACACCTCATATCGTGGTGTGGAGTATGATGTTCGTTGTGTAGAGTCCAAAGAGACTCATGGCACCTTCTGCTATCGTGGTCGCACTTATAGCAAGTGATCATAATTAAGGGTCCTATTGACAGGACCCTTTTTTATGCCTAAAATACTAGAACTGACCCTGTACTATGGAACGAGACAAACTAAAACTTATTGTTCGTAACCTCAAACTCCTGGTAGATGCACTGGAGTCTGAAGTTTATTCTGATGTGAAGTCTTATACTGAGACACTAGATAGAACATTACCACCACTTCCAGATTACGACGAGGTATTTGAGGATGACGAATAATGTATGAAGATCTAGATACATTTGAGAGAGCACTTCAACATTTTGGTACGAGGGTAGAGGTCTACACCTGTATGGAGATGGGTGGTAAGATCACCGCAGAGGAAGCCTATCAGGGTATCAAAGCAGAGATTAAAGAACTCAAGAAAGTGAGGAAAAAGGAAAAGAATGAATGATTGTAAATTGATCTCGGTGACACCTGATGCTGAGAAACACATTGCGTATTGTGCCCGTGTAAGTAATCCATCAAACCAGGACAACGAAAAGATTTCTGGTCTGATTAAGTATTGTATTAAACATCAACACTGGAGTATCTTTGAACAGGCGTTTATGACCCTGGAGATCTCTACTACCAGAGGACTGGCAGCTCAAGTCCTGCGCCATAGATCCTTCACATATCAGGAGTTCTCACAACGATACGCCGACTCTTCATTGTTGGCTGATACTATTCCCCTTCCTGAACTGAGACATCAGGACCACAAGAACAGACAGAATAGTATTGATAATGTTGATGAGTTTAAACTCCAGAAGTATCAGATGTTGATGACTGATTACTTCCAGAAGGGTATGGAACTCTACAAGGACATGCTTGATTCTGGGATTGCAAAGGAGTGTGCCCGCTTTGTACTTCCCCTAGCCGTGCCAACAAAAATGTATATGACCGGCTCAGTGCGCAGTTGGATCCATTATATTGAACTGAGATCTGCTAACGGGACACAGAAAGAACATATGGATATCGCCAACTCGGCAAAGGGTATCTTCAAAGAACAGTTTCCTTCTATTGCTGAAGCATTAGAATGGTAATAAATATACACACATGATGAGGTGAATTGTGGCAACGTATCCCGTAGTCAATACAGAGACTGGTGAACAGAAAGAAGTTAAGATGAGTATCCATGACTGGGATCAGTGGCTAACTGAGAATCCTAATTGGACAAGGGACTATTCTGATCCATCAACCATGCCTGGTGTTGGTGAGGTAGGAGAGGTCTATGACAAACTTAAGAAATCTCATCCAGGTTGGAATGATGTCCTCCGTAAGGCATCCAAGATGCCAGGTTCAAACGTAAAACCAGTTTAATTTTATGCCAAGAAAGAGTAAGTCAGGTATTGGTAGTACCAATCCAGTTCCCTTCGGTATGAGTAACAAAGTTATGAAACGGAAAAAGCCTATCAATCTTGATTACATAAAGAAGATTGAACCATTAACACCCAATCAGGAAACCTTTTTTGATTACTATAAGAAGGATCAGAATCTTGTAGCCTACGGGGTGGCTGGAACGGGTAAGACCTTCATTACCCTCTATAATGCTCTCCTTGACGTTTTAGATCCGAAGACACCATACGAGAAGATCTACATTGTCAGATCCCTTGTGCCTACCAGAGAGATTGGATTCCTTCCTGGTGACCATGAGGATAAGTCAGACATCTATCAGATCCCATATAAGAACATGGTAAAATACATGTTCGAGATGCCAGATGACAATTCTTTTGAGATGCTCTATGCAAATTTGAAATCTCAGGGTACAATAAGTTTCTGGAGCACCTCTTTTCTTAGGGGTACAACTTTTGATAATGCTATCCTCATCATTGATGAATTTCAGAACCTGAATTTCCACGAGCTAGACTCAATCATTACTAGGGTAGGTGAGAACAGCAAGATTCACTTCTGTGGAGACGCCACACAGACTGACCTGGTGAAGACTCATGAACGAAATGGTATTGTTGATTTTATGAGAATCATTAATCAGATGCCATCATTCGATACCGTTGAGTTCCAACCAGAGGATATCTGTAGGAGTGGTCTTGTCAAGGAATACATCGTCGCTAAACATGAATTAGGTCTATGAGTTTTACTCACGTTGAAATTGATTATCCGTCCCTCTCACGGGAGATGATTGATGGAGTTAGATATTATGACACCCCAAACGGGAGTAAGTTAGTATCAATTACCTCCGTTATTAGCCACTACAATCGTGAGATCTTCCGTGAGTGGAGGGCTAGGGTAGGTAATGCGGAGGCCAATAAGGTCACCAAACAGGCAACGAGCAGGGGCACAGATATGCACACCTGCTCCGAATATTATCTGAAGAACCTTGAGATACCGAAGGTTCAACCCTTATCAGAAATGTTATTCAAACAGGCTAAACCCACTCTGGATAAGATTGATAAGATTCATGCACAGGAACAATCCCTGTTCAGTTATGAACTGGGTATTGCTGGTAGTGTTGATTGTATCGCAGAGTATGAGGGTGAGTTGGCTGTCATTGATTTCAAGACATCCAAGAAACCAAAACCAAAAGAGTGGGTTGACCATCACTTCGTCCAGTGTGCAGCATACGCCTGTATGTTGTTTGAGATGACCGGAATCATGGTCAAGAAATTTGTAATCATTATGTCTTGTGAAGACGGAGAAGTCAAAGTCTATGAAGAATACGACAAGAGAAAGTACATCAACCTTCTCTCCGAATATATTAGAGAGTTTGTTGAATTTAAGTTACAAGAATATGGCAAAGCCTGACGACATTAATAAACTTATTGAAAACAAGTTTTATTGTTCTCGTAAGTTTACAGAAGAGATCGAGACTATTGCCAATGATGGTAGTGGAATGAAGTACATTGATGCTATCGTTCACTTCTGTGAGGAAAATAATGTTGACATCGAATCCGTCCCTAAGCTATTGTCCAAACCCCTGAAGGAAAAGTTGAAGTACGAGGCCATGGAACTAAATCTCCTCAAGAGAACCTCCCATGCTAAACTACCGATATGATATCCCAGAATGAGTTAAGACATTTACAGATACAGGCAGTTCTCAGGGACAACAACTTCCCTGAGGATGAGTTAAAATATATTGGTGAGATCGATGGTTCCCACACCTATCTAATTGCTGGGGAACACATCGCAAAAGTTGAAGACATTATTGGATTTGATCAAGTAGATGATACCGAAGGTGACCCCGTTTGATGCCTACAAGTCCTACCTAGGACTGAAGAACCACTTCACTAAACCGAAGTATGACTATCACAAGTATTGTGGTAAGAGTCGTGCCTCCCTACAGAGTTTCTATAAGAGACGTGATCGTTTCTTCTTTGAGAAACTGAGTAGACAGAAGGATGACACTGAAGTGATTGAATTCTTTGTCTCCAATTTCATCACCTGCAATGATCCTCAGGCCCTATGGATTGGGGAGATCATGCAGAATGGTGAACAGAGTTATACCGATTGGAAGAGGAGAACTCAATCACTCACATACGTCTTCCGTCAGGAGGTGGAATCCGTATTTACAGGACAGAAGTTTGATGGTATGTTTGAACTCAGGGGATTGAGTCATCCACAGATCATCAAGGAACATCTGGCAAAGAACATCTCTCTTGAGACACTCATCATCCTTGACAGGATACTGGGATTCAAGAAGACCTATGATAAGAGACTGGATGATCCTGTCTGGAAATTCCTATCCATGAGGATGGATAAATATAACACATTCCTAAAGATTGACATCTTTAAATACAAAAAGTTACTAAAAGAAATAGTAGTTGACCAATGAGCTTCTTCAATTCAGAAATTGTCCAACAGGAGATGAAAGAGATTTCAGAAATCCAGGACGAAATTTATGCGAAGGTGTTCAGCTTTGCCACCATGAGTGAGGAGGACAAACTATATCATGTGGATATGTTGGAGGACCTTCTTAGCAAACAGAAGATCCTTTACACCAGGTTGTCCCTATCAGATGATCCTGAGGCAAAGATGATGAAGGAGAACATCATTAATTCAGCACAACAGCTTGGATTCCCTCCCAATGTTGATCTGGGATATGTCTTTTCAAACATGTCCTCCATCATTGAATCCATGAGAAAAGCAATACGAGAAGGGTCTTGACAGGGGGTCCACCAGGACCTACACTAGACCAGGGGCTACCCAATCCCCTTTAAGCCACGGGACAAAAGCCAAATACAAACATACGAGGTACAAAATGGGTTTCGGAGACCTTAAGAAGCAGTCTTCTCTTGGTAGTCTTACTGCCAAGCTTGTAAAAGAAGTAGAGAAGCAAAACAATACTGGTGGAGGAGCAGATGATCGTCTGTGGAAGCCAGAGATGGATAAGACTGGCAACGGATACGCCGTCATTCGATTCCTCCCAGCACCTGATGGAGAAGATCTCCCTTGGGTTAAACTGTTCTCACACGCCTTCCAAGGACCTGGTGGTTGGTACATCGAGAACTCCCTGACTACCATTGGTGGTAAGGATCCTATCGGTGAACTGAACCGAGAGCTGTGGAACAGTGGTAACGAGAAAGATAAAGAGACAGTTCGTAAGCAGAAGCGTAAGCTTTCCTTCTACGCCAACATCTATGTGGTACAGGACAAGGCTAATCCCCAGAACGAGGGTAAGGTCTTCCTGTATAAGTTCGGTAAGAAGATCTTTGACAAGATCATGGAGGCAATGCAGCCTGAGTTTGAGGATGAGACACCCATCAATCCCTTTGACTTCTGGCAGGGTGCTAACTTCAAACTGAAACTGAAGAAGGTTGCTGGTTACTGGAACTATGATAGTTCTGAGTTTGATCGTCCCTCACCCCTTCTGGATGATGATGACGCACTTGAGGCAATCTGGAAGAAGCAGTATTCACTTACCGCCTTCACCGCAGCCGATCAGTTCAAGTCCTATGATGAACTGAAGAAGCGTCTCGACTATGTGTTGGGAACCAAGAAGCGTCAGGCTCCACAGGAAGAGACTGAGTATGATAACTACGCATCTCAGGAGGAGAAGAAGGTATCTGAGGAGGAAGTCCTGAAGAAACTTGAGGATTCCTACCAGGCATCAAAGACCACCAAGGAGATTACAAGCTCCTCTGATGACGATGATGACCCCATGTCCTACTTCGCCAAGTTGGCTGACAGCTGATTTGAAAATCGATATCTGATTTCATTTACCTCAGGAAAATTTTCCTGGGGTATTTTTATGCCTATTACTTTTTATGTGTAGAGTCTGATGTTGTCTCCTCTGACAAGATCATCACTGACATACTGACTTGATCCCTCAGGATATGGCATAATGTCATCAAGATCATTCTTAATAATACTAAGGAACTCAGGTCTGACTAGGAAGATGTTCCTCTTATCATCCTCCAGGGCCTCTTCATAGGCATAGTTGGTGAATGAGATTTTGTTATTAATTGTGGAGACCTGTGTTTGTAAGGTGCTGTCATAGTAAGTAGTGACATAGTTCAGGGGAACCTGAAGACCAGGACGAACGACTGTCCTACCAAGACTATCCTTAATCTCTATGGTCTCATAGTGATGAATTTCTTGTAACTTCTCATCACTACCATACTTTCTCATCAAATAATTGTTGAATGATTCCTGATCCTTTGGCCACTCTGTCTCAACATTGATGATGTTATTTGACAGGAGAACAACCCAATCATACCTGGGATCACCATATACTTTATGGGCAACATTATCTGGCCTGTCATCACCGACAACCTTGTACTTTGAGAAGTAGGTCAGATCATCAAAGATCTCCTCCCTTATCTTTACCCTCTTGAATAGATTTTTTACTGTAACATAGTCCGAGACATTCTTTTGACCATCGACCCTACTAACATAGTCGAAGTCCGGTACGTTTCTGAAGTAATGTTTAGCCATTAGTAACCCATCTCGTGCTTGGCATGATCATCTTGATAGATTGGTTCAAGTTCCTTGAAACTTAATGACAAGTCGTAACCTGTCATCGAACCACCATCCGAATATGTCATATAGGATCCCTCAGGGGTATAGTTTACATTCATACCCACAAGGGCACATGGTTTAATCTTGTTCATATATGGATGTTCCCTAGAGGTCTTTGTCAAACTAATTTTTGACTCGTCACGGTCCACATCCTGATTATATATGTACTGGATGCGGAATATATTTGGTGTTGCTAGGAACATGAAGTCCGGGGACCTCACTGGGGCTGAATTTATCTTAAATGCACGAATAATTTTTCTAATCTCATCAGCTTCAGCAGGTGATCTGGGTCTAAATTTAAAGTTGAAGTTGAATGATCTGAGGCTTGGACCATTGAATAACAACTCAAGGTTGTTGTTGATCATCCTACCCTCGGCCCTCTGTAGGACATTAGGAACACTAGCCGCCTGACCTGCGAAGTAGGCCGCAATTGCTTTTCTTACCTCTGTGGATTTGATGGCATCTTGACTGCTACCTATTACATCTTTAAAGGCATTGAATGTGGCACTGAACGGATTCGCAGCTTGTGCTGCCCCATCTCCAGTTACCGACTTAATATTATTATAAGCAATACCAGCAGCTATATTATTGATCTCATTGACCTGATCATCAGTCCAGTTTACCGCATTGGTCTCAGAGATGGCCCCAATCATTGGGAGTTGAATTGTATCTAGGGGATTCTTATATAGTCTGGCCTCAGCTTTTTTATTTCGGTCAGGATCATTGAACTTTGCGGGAACACCTACAGGTTCATATTTGTATGATGTAATTTGAATGTAGTCATATCCTAGGTCTGGTACATAACCCAATGGGTATTTTAGGTAATTGAAATTCCCAGCATAAGTATCAGCGGAATCCAAATCATTTTGCACTGGTTCCGACTCTGATGGATCCCCCACAGTTGTTATGACGAGAACACCCTCTTCATTATAATATGGGTCAATATCTGTGTTCGGTGTCTCCTTTGTGGCAACGGCTGGTCTAGCTCCTGGTTCTGCTGCTGGTGGTATGTACTGATCCACCGGGAGCTCCCTGAATGACGGGGCACTCCTGGTAACCCTGCTAGAATCAACAACATTAGGTGGTGGGGATAGTGTTATTGGTCGTTGTCTACCTGCATCGGGTGGCACCTGAGGGGCACCAGTGAATACGATATTGTTAGCCGACTTATATCCCTCAAGTTTCCTTAAATCTTTGAAGTATTTCTTTTGCGACTTGGTTCCCTGGTTGACCTTTGCCAGACCAAAGATACCTACCCTAATATCTGAGTGAAATCTTTCTCTCTTCTTTGCACTACTACCCGAGGCATTCACCATTGAACCTATGAGTGAATCATAATATTTTTTACCCTTGTTTTTATCACTGATGGTAAACTTATTCTTGGAAGCATCATAAGACATAATTTCAATGTCATTATTAGCTCTACCACCTAATTCCTTGGTCCCCGTTGCAAATATCGTGTAGTCACCAGTATTGATATCACCCTCTACCCTTATCTTCTGCCTTACAGGTCTACTTGAACCAGCGCGCCTTAATTCATTGCCCCTTCTGTCAGAACCCACCTTCAACTTCATGGTCTTGTTATATTTTCTTCCATCTGTTGTGGATCTAGTCCAGTTAGAAAGATCTGACATTTATCTTTTTAAATATTTAGTTCAAATTTTTGATATCCGATAGACCTTAGGTCCTCAAGTTCCCTCGGGTAGACGACATGGAGATTACTCTGTACCTCATCCCATGTATAGTTTCTCCATGAACCCCAGTGATAATTTACACCCTTGAATCCCCATCGATTGACTTCCGTACAGGCGATGAGGGGGTATTCATCGTAACGAATACGCGGAGTTTTGGGTTTATATATGAAAGTGTAGTACCTTCCCACATCAGGAACAACCTCAACTTGTGGCAATCTTTCCAAGACTTCCAACATCTTGTCGTCGGGGTTAGATATCCCAGCACAAACATCGATCAAATCATCCGTTCTTTTTGTGTCGCTTTTTAGGTACTCTTCCTGTTCCTCGTCCATACTGTTTGATACCTAGCTCGTCCTCGGTGATGATCTTAAATTCAATCCCATTATCCTTAGCGAACTCGACAGCTGCCTTCCACTTAGCCATGTTTATCTCATAGGTGGCTGCCTCATAGAGATATGACTTGGTCACCCTTGACTTTCGTTCGGGTGGTTTGGTCTGTCTCTTTGGTTTTACCTCAATGATTTGTTTCTTGATCTTACCACTGGTGTCACGATACTCAATCAAGAAATCAGGATAGTATCTATGGACCTTACCATCTTTTGGTGAGACATATGGGATACTGAACTCTTCACTTGCCCACTTCAATACATTTGGTTGTGTATCACACCACTGACACATCTTCCTCTCCCAGGAGGAACGACAAATAATATTGGAGGAATCCCCCATGTATTTGCGAGGATTGGATGGTCTAAATTTAGACTTGATACTTTCTCCCACAACTCACATACATAGTAATAGTAGTCAAGTGTATTTATAGATGCCTGGACCAGTTCCAAATGTTTTCAGGACAGGACAACTAAAAAGCAAGATATTGAATCTCTCCCAGAGTTCAGTATATCAGGTGAAGATTCAACCACCACCGAAGGTCAAAGATTTTATCGCGGAATCCGGCAGGAATTTCAAATATGATAAGGACGGTGAGGACATGGAGCTCCTGTGCTCTGAAACCACCCTACCTGGAACATCATTCTCTACCCATGAGGTAACGAATGATTTTGCTGGTGTGACAGAAAAGATGGCATATCGTAGGATGTTTGATGCGACTATTGATATGACATTCTATGTTGATAAGGAATATGGGGTGATTGAATTCTTTGATGGATGGATGGATTGGATCTCAGGTATGAATAGGAATAGTCCTGTTGCTGGTGATGAGAGGGAGTTATATAGAAGAAATTCAGCTAACTATAGATTTAACTACCCAAATACATATAAGGCTCCAATCTATCTCACAAAGTTTGAGAAGAACCTCTCTGATAGACAAATGAGTTATGAGTTTGTTGATGCCTTCCCACTAAATGTAATCTCAATTCCTGTCTCCTATGCACAGAGTGAGATACTAAAACTCAGTGTATCATTTGCATACACCAGATATATTAGGTATAGGAGTAAGAGTAATGTCTTTACTGAATATTCAGACTTCTTTAATGACAATGACGTTCTTAAGATTCGTCTCTAAATAAATCACTGACCTCGTTATAGGATATTATGCCTTTACCAAAAATTGCTACACCGACATATGAGTTGGTATTGCCCTCCACAAAAAAGACAATCAAGTACAGACCCTTCCTGGTCAAGGAAGAGAAACTCCTGGTTCTTGCCCTAGAGACAGAGGATCAGAAGGAGATTACTACAGCTGTTAAATCTGTCATCAAGAATTGTATTTCTACAAGGGGTGTCAAGGTAGAGAGTCTACCTACATTTGATATTGAGTATCTGTTCCTCAACATCCGTGGTAAGTCAGTGGGTGAGGAGGTTGATGTCAATATCATTGCACCTGATGATGGTATCACTGAGATTCCTGTGAAGATTGCAATCGATGATATTGAGGTCACCGAGAATCCAGAACACAATCCACAAATCAAACTCAATGATGAGTTGATGATGGAGATGAAGTATCCATCACTGGATCAGTTTATTAAGAACAACTTCGATGTCAATGATTCTAACTTTGAACAATCATTTGAGTTGATTGCTTCCTGTGTCTCCAAGATCTATAATGAGGATGAGGTGTGGAGCACTGATGATGTCAGTAAGAAGGAGGTTGTTGATTTTCTTGAACAGATGAACTCCATCCAGTTCAAGGAGATTGAGAAGTTCTTTGAGACTATGCCTAAGTTGTCACATAAACTGATGGTAACTAATCCAAACACAAAGGTGGAGAGTGAGGTTGTTCTTGAGGGATTGTCTAGTTTTTTCGCTTAGGTATGGCTCACATGAGCCTTGAGTCATACTTCAAATTGAATTTTGCTTTGATGCAGTACCATAAATACTCATTGACAGAGATTGAAAATATGATGCCCTGGGAGCGGGATATCTATGTTGTACTTCTTCAACAACACATTAAAGAGGAAGAGGAAAAAGCAAAACAACAGAATCAATGATTAATCCGTCCGATGATAAAAATATGCCAAAGGGGCTTGACGACCTGCTTAATTCCATTAGGAATGAGAAATCATCCGATGCGTTGGCTCTTTATGTACCGGATCAAAGAGAAGAGAATTCAGTTACTGAAGAGATCGATGAACGAATCCTAAACCTTCTGGGTCTTGAGGATCTCATTGACCTTGACTATGCCACCTACAAGACTCTTCTGAAAGAGAAGTTGATGTCCGCTAGGATGTCAGATACTTCTAATATACAATCAGATGAGGCTGAGTTACTTACCGATGAATTCAAGAGAGTAAAGAGAAACACCGGTAGGTTTAAGGTAAAGAAAGAGAAGATTAATTTTAATAATTTTAATACTGGTGTAGGTAAAGCAAAGACATCAAATACATCAAGTCAATCTGTAAGTCCTCTACTTGCCCTTCCTGGAACATCAGAAACCAAAAATGATGTTGAACCAGAACAAAAGGAAGACAAGATCCAGGGGATACAGAAGTTCCTCGGTGGTGTCGCTGAGAGATTGGAGAACATTGAGAAGAATCTCAGTGATATGCTCGATCTTGAGGCTGAAACTGCCCGTGTTGAGAAGAAAGAGGCAGAGGGTGACAGGGTCACTGGGGAGAAAGAGAAGAAAAGAAACAGAGAGAATGAAAGGGAGGGTGGTCTATTAGCATCAATTGGAAAGAAAATAGGTGATAAGGTGACTGCGCCCGTAAAGGGATTCTTTTCAACATTGTTGAACTTCTTCACCCAGATCTTCATGGGATCCGTGATCATGGAGATCATTAAGATACTTGATAATCCACTGGTGATTTTCAATCCATTTATCGCTATCATAAACAAACTCCTTGATTTTCTAAATGGTGTTCTTAATCTTGTCTTCGGTGGAATAGTTGGTGGTATCAACCTCTTCACCGGATTACTCAATGGTGGTATTGGTAATCTTGAGAATGTGGTCAATGGTGTATTTGGATTGTTTGGGGATGTAGATGAGGAGGATAAGTTCTCACTACCCAAGATTCCAGAAGCACAGGTTCCACAGATACCAAAGATTCCCTACTTCAAAGCTGACTTTGAGAAGGGACAGGAAAAAGAGATTGAGGGCAAGTCTGGTGGTGGTGAGGTAGCAGGATATAATGAGGGTGGTCAGGTGCTTAACCTGAACATCGGTGGATGGAAGGGTGGCACAAATATCATGAAACCAATAGTCGGTATGGTTGGTGGTGGTATGCTTGCGATGAGTGGTTTTGCTGGTGGTGGTCAAATCAATA